ATATTACTAAGAAACCTTCTAATTCTTTAACTGCTTCGTCATATTTGCCTGCTTCAAATATTGCCATTAATGGTGAGCCGCCCATATCAACTGAAACACCTTTACCTAATTCAAGACCAGCATCTCTTACTCGTGCTTCTAATTCTTTAATAGCGGCAGTAGCACTGACTGTACCATCTTCTACAGACTGCATGATCTCATCGAGACCCATATTCACAAGTACACCTTCTGTTTCTGCTAATCTATCAAATTCTCTGGTAAGTGCAATAACTGCTTCTCTGTATGTATTTGTTAATCCTGTTGATTCTCCTACTTTAACTAAAAATCTGTTAAATGCATCGCCTAATGCTGATTCTAATTGATCCAAAGTAGGTAACATACTGTCAAATGCTTCTTTTAGAGATTTACTGTTCTCTAACATCTCAAACATTACTTTAGCAGTAAGTTCTCCTTCACGTGACATTTTTCTCAATTCGCCAACTGTGATACCTGTTTCTTTGGCCATAATAGCAAGAGCTGGACCAAGTCCTTCTACCAGACTGTTGAATTCGTCACCACGTACAGTACCGGATGCCATTGCTTGTCCGAACTGTCTAATAACTGAATTTGTTGTGGCGGCATCAGCACCAGCAACAGCAAGTGCTTGTGACAATGATGTAGTAACTCTAACTACTTGTGCTTCACTGACTCCTAATTCGTCAGTTGATATTTTTAATTTTGTAAACAGTTCTGCAGTAGCCGCAAATGATGCTCTGTTGTTAATTGCTGTTTGTGTCAGCAATGTCATTACACGATCTAAATCTTGTGAACTTGTTGTAACCAATCTCAATTGGTTACCTATATTTTCTATTTCTCTTGTTGCTTCGAGAATACGTTGACTAAATTGAACAATGGCAGTTATAGAAAATGCCGCGGCGATAGCAGGACCCAATCTACCAAAGGATGCTAATAATCCTGTATTGGTTTGTCCTACGCCTTTTAGTTGACTGTTTGCACTACGTAATTTACGTTGATATTGACTGTCATCTAACGTTAATGTAACTTTGATATTCTTAGCCATTATAATCTCTTAATTAATTTTTCTATTTCTAATTCAAGATAATCAATTGTAGGATCGCTCATACCATTAGGTGCTTGTCTGCTGTGACCATCATCTAATTTGCCAGCATAACCATAATCGGCTTTTATTCTTTTGCCCACTGTACTGGTTCTTCTACGTGCATTTCCTTTATCAATAGGAGTAATTGACCGAAAGTATTTGCCTGATTCAGTCATTGCTTCTGTAGATATCTTGCTCATTTCACTAAAGAGCTTATCTACTGTATAGGTGTTTATTTTTAACCCCACTTCTGCTTTTCTCCATCATTGATTTCAATTCGTCTTGACTGAAATCTTCTGTCTTTACTGCGGCTTTACCACTTTCTTTGTCTTGCAAGTATCTTTTATATGAGGCACTTGCATCAAATATCAGTAAATCCATGGTGTTACCTCGTGACAATACTTCACTTGGCAACATGCTATACCTCTCTGCCATGGTATCAATCATTAAGATTGATGTTAAAAATGGATCAGAATCTGAAAATGAGGTATTTCCTACTTTCCCAGAGTCGAGATCACCATGTTAAAGGCTTTTATAGCAACATCAGGTGGTAAAACCTGATTTTCTTCCATTACTGGATTGCCTTTTTCATCAAGAATCATGCTTTTTGCAATTTCCATAACCGCCTCAACGTTGTCTCCACCGGAAGCCATTTTGAAATAGTAGTCAAGTGGTTGTCTATCCCATGCCCAGAACTCAATCTCATCACCATATTTGGTTTTGAGTTCTTCATCGGATAAAGTAAATTTAATTAGTTGGGGGGTTGCTGTTAATTCTGTTATTTTCATATCTTATTCCTTTATATCTCTTTCATGTAAGTTATGTAATGCACTTAAACAAAATGCAATACGTTTTTGTGCTTTGGCAATATCACCTTTAGCACACGAAATCTCATTCTGAGCCTTCGCTATCTCCATCTCCATCGATTTCAGTATGTCCTGAATCGTGTGTTGGTTCCAAATCTGCATAATCTTGGTCCTTTATATCTATATTTATCTGTTTTTTAGGTTTTGACTTTTTACCATCAGGTAAGTCAATACCATGTTCTTTGGCATATTCATCAAGATCATGCTGTACACCATTCACAGAAATTGTTCTTTCTGCTTTGGTCCAATTACCATCTTGATCAAAATTTCTTAACCATTTGTGTTCCATAAATCTCTCCTATGAGTAGAATAGCCCCCAATATGAGGGCTATCCAATTTGGTTCATTAAACAGTATCTTTAGTTAAGTCACCGTTAACAATAATGGTACCTGGTGAAATCCAAACAGCCTGATCAATACTTGCACTTGGTGCTAAACCACCAATAAAGCCTTGACCTTTGAGGAAGTAATCCCCACTGTCTGCACCTTCAAAAGCAATAGAGAAGTAAATCTCTGATTTGCTGTTTGAAGTTGACCAAAGTCCATTATCTGTAACTGAGTTAACTCCGCCAGGACTATCTAAACCAAAGAATGTAGCCTCATCTAACAACATGTTGAATGATATTTCATTCTCCATAACAGTTGTGAATGCACTTGAACTTGTGCTGTCCAATGTGCTATATCTAACTGTACCTGGTTGTGTAGATACTGATACATCTTGCAATAGCGGAATAACTAAACCATTAGTTGCTCCTGGTTCTGCTCCTGCGAGGTCAACGTTACTTAAAGTAAGGATTGCTTGTGAACCTGATGTGACATTAATTACTGCCATTTTTTATCTCCTATAGATTTGTAATATTAAATTCAAACGTATATGTTAGTACATCATCTTCGATTTCTGAAACCACTTCGCCTTCATTAACCTGAGTGCTTGTGACTACGTCTCTTGCACTGAGGATTGCACTAACTACGTCATCTATGTTAGAAGGTTGGTTCTTGGCATCCAATGATAAGAAAGCCTGTACTGTGGTCTCGGTTTGGTAAACCTCACCTTGATCTAAAGTACGATACAGTTGTATCTTGCTTTCAATTTCATCATCGACATACACGGTTTTTTTGTTCTTCACATACAATGGTTCCCCACTGGCTGTGAATGGTAATTCTTGGCTTACCTTAAATTGCGTATAACTGGCAATGTTAGTGCCAATTTGTGTACGTATGTTATCAGCAATAGTAGTCATTATCTAACCTTAACTATTGTGCTTCTACGTCTACTTCTACGAACTGATTGGTAACTCCATGCTTTTTCACCATCTTCCACAGTACCGTCGCCGTCCGCATCATACCAATCTGCCAAAGCCAATAATTCATTGAATATATCATTGAATTTGTTATCATAGTATTCAATCTTGTTCACTTCGCTTGATTCTTCAATTGAAAAATCAGCAACAAGTGGTAGCAAATACTCTTTTAGACAATAGTATACACACATGTCTGTGAAGTCTTGCTTACGAGTCTTGATTCTGTCTGGATTAAAGTCGGGTAGCAGTGCAGGATTGCTGACGCTACTACCCACATAACCTTGGTATCCAAACCACCATGATGATGCTTTGATTTTGACATTGATGCGATCGGTTGATTTCTGAAGCATGTCCTCAACAAATTCCGTTACATCAGCAAAACCTGATTCTTCTGGAACTTTCAATTCATTTGCTTCAAGTACTCGTTGGTCTTTCTGTACAAGATCTGTGTACTCTGCGTAACTTACTACTGAACCGTCAACCGTTATAAATGCCATTACTAATCCTTATTAAGCGGCGTCTGGTAAGTTATTGCTTCTAAAGAACATAACGCCAGCGGCCTGTCCAATTAACCCTTGCATTAATGCACGGTTACCTACTTCAGAAAGTGAACCAATTGCTGAACCGCCTGCTAATGAGACTTGTTCGTTGATTTCATATTCGAAAGAAGGATCGATAATTGAAATGTACATACCACTACCAAAATCAGTTGGTGCGTTTTGACCACGTAGTTGAGCTACTGCTTTAGCAACTGCTACAAGGTTAGCCGCGCCTGTGCCGATTGTTGCGTGACATGTAATTGGGTTAATAAAGTTACCACGTAAAGCGGCAAAACCGTTTCTCACAGTACCACGGAATTCGTGTACGTCTGTGTCTGGGTTATACCATACTTTAACCATTGGCTCTCTTTTTGAAGCATAACCTAATGCTTCTGGTGACATAACAAAGTTAGTTGTGAAATCGCTGTTAGCACCACCTTCACCTGTGTCGGTTAAAGTTGCGCCTGATTTTGCCACTGCTAAACCTGCTTCGTCTGTTGCTTGTGCAAGACCGCCTGCTAATCTGTCTAAGACAGCACGTCTTACTAATTCGATACCACCATCTTCTAATGCTTCTTCATTAACGTCGGTAGCGACACCTCTTTTAGCAACTGTTACGTTTGCTTCAGTTGGGTCGAAGTCACTTGTAGCCGCCGCAGAGATTGAATCTCCTTCGTTTGCTACTGTGCCTGCGTTAACATAGGCATTAGTTAATGGCCATCTGACGTTGTTGCCAGATGATCCCTCAATGCTCATAGAGTTGAGGATAATCTGTTGGTTAGGTAAAAGAACTGCATCCATGTAATACGGTACGAGATCGCTTACAACGGAAGTATATAGTTCTGATACACCACTACTTGATGTTGCCATTGTATTCTCCTATATTGACAATGTTTATTTTAATCCGAGCTTCTCACGACGTTTTGATATTTGTTTTTTTACCATTGCGTCTGTGATTGTCTCTCTACTTTTATTTTGATACTTGCGTAAATCTAAATACGCAGATCTGTATTCAGCATCGGTGTTAACACGGTTGTTGTCAAGTGGTGCATTTTTTGCACTGCTGACATCTGTTGATGTTTCACCATACTGTAAATCAACACCTTTCTTGCCAAATTGTAGACCAAGACTTTTACCAACTGTTTCAACCGCTAAGTTGTAATCTGGTGTTTCGCCATCTGTGGTTAGATATGTTTCACCATTTCTAATTGCAAATGTGTCACCTTCAACTGCTAACATGTTGCGAGCCTTCATTAAATCAATCACTGCACCTTTTTGGTCTGCTGTCCAGTTACCTGGCATAGCACTTTGCAATTGACCCATATGGTCTTTCAATAACAAGTCTGTTCTTAGAGATTTCACTTGTGCTTGTAGTTCTTCAACAGTGGCTTCACGTTTTTTAACTGCATCTCTCAATGCATTTACGTTTAGGCTACTGCCTTCTTCGGTTGGTGTAGTCTCTTGTAGAGTCTTTACCACGCCTTTAACTGCATCAATGCTGTCTACGTTAAGTTCATTTAAGAACGATTGTTCTACTTCACGTTTGGCATTTGCCGCAATTTTGTTTGTGTCGTCACGTGTGTAAACACGAACGCCATCTACAAACAACTTTCCATCTCTGTGTTCCACAGACGGTGTTGTGGCTTTATCAGATTTTGTATCTGTGACGTTATTGTCAACAGGTTGTGCGGAATCTGTAACCGGTGCTGTATTCTCGGACTGCACTGCCGTTTCTTGTTGGACTGCTTGTTCCATTTATTTCTCCTGTTTATCGCCGAAGTATTAGCGTATACTTTGGTGGGGTATATACCCCTCCTACCTAACTACCTAATTTATAGGCTGTTATTCGTGTATGAACCCTCAATCAATTGATCAAGACGTTCACGTAATTTGTCTCTCATGTCTTCTTTGAAGTTGCTTTCTTCTGCATCAACTCCACTACGCATTTCCATACGCATTTCTAATTCTTGATGCGTTGCAAAAGGCATGTATGTGATTAAGCCATCTTCACGTTCATGTGTGTGGAAACCTGATCCACCTAAACGTTGTGCTTCTGCTTCTGCCTCTGCCTGCGTTTCAAAATCTTGAATTCTGTACTCAAGATCAGCACCAAATGATGCTTCAAATTGGTCATATGCTGATATCAATAAGCCAATTTCTTTTAATTCGTTTTCTAATCCTTTTTGACTGTATAGTCTGTTGTAGCTCACAGATAAATCATCTGGCATGGCTTCACCTTGCCATTCGAACCATGCTGGCCACAAGTAATGTGCTTCTACATTTTCCAATGATGTTGCTTTTTTGCGAATAAATGCTTCTAATTTTGAATCGTACATTTCTATTTGAATACCACTTCTACTTGCTTTGATAAGTTCATCACTTCTCACCATTGCCAGTTGATTCATTTTTTCGATCTTTTGATCTACCAACATACGTAATTCTTCTATGCTATCTAAGGGTGGTGCCTTAAATTCAAATACGTAGTTAGGTTGCCCGTTGAGACTGTTTGGTACATTAATTACCGCACCAGGCTCTGCTCCAACATTAAAGTTGTTTTGATTCAAAGTTGTTTCATCACATATTGTTACTGGGTGAGCACCGTACGATATGCTACTGTAGATTTCTCCGTAGTCCCCATATATGCTTCTCTGAATCTGAGCAATATCAAAGATTGGCGTGTGGCCAATACCATTATATATTTTGGTACTTTGATAAACGGGTCTTACGAACTGTAAGTGCCCGAGTTCATTCTCTTGCACTATTCTGTAAAACCCTTGTCCGTCTTCGTCCTCAAGGTACTCAGCACCTTCAGGAACGTCTATATCTGTGTCTTCGTCTGCAGGAATAAAGACTGTTTCAATTGTTTCTGGAGTCATGTATTGTAGTATTTCTACTTCTGGCTCGTTAGTAACACGTATCACAATCTTTTTGAGTTCAAGATCACCATCTGCTGAATATCCATATTGCCAATTGGTAACATCAAGTGGTGAATACATTCTCCAACGTGGATATTGTGCACCTGCAGGTTTGATACAACTGACCCACACAACACCATATACAGTGCTGTATGTGTCTACTTTGCTCATGAACTCATTAATACTCTCTCCTTCGCCTGAAACATCTTTTATGAATGCGTCAACATCTGGTGTTTCTGGTAATTCTCTTACAGGAGGAGTTCTAAATAATATTGCATTATATTCTGACACGTACAGTCTCGTGTAAGGCAAGACTGGTACGTTTTCTAATTTTTCTCTGTAGAATGAATCAAGGTAGCCTGATTCTGAATTGGCTTCTCTGCTACTGTTAACCTTGACTGCTGTTTTGTAGACTGCTGTTTGATTGCCATTCGCGTCGATATCATATGTATTGATTACATCACTTGCTTCAGTGCTGTCTATTGCATACTTTTTGAGGTATTGTCCATTGCGGTATTCAACACCACCATAATAACTTTTAACTGCTAATTTCCAATCGTCTTCGTAACGTTGGTACAGATCATGTGCAGATCTGATAAAACCGAAATAATCAAATTCTTTCGCCATATGTTTTCTCTGAGAATAGTTATATAACTTTTGCGCCTTATTATTTATCAAAAGATGCCAAAATGGTTGACAAAAGTAGTAATGTGTGTATAATTATACATGTGAGTTGGCAATCCGGGTGGATTGTATTAGCACTTCTCACGTTAACACAGAGCACAAACAATTAAAAGTGCTCATTGTTATCTATACTTAGAAAAAGACTACATTGATTAGTAGACTGGCATAAAAAACCCTCTTTGGATTTCTCCTTAGAGGGTTTTTTTTATTACTTCCTATCGTAAAGTAGGCAAGTTAGGACATTTGTACTTATAACTTGATGGTTTCTACGTCAACAGTATGTGGATTATCAAAAGGTGATTTGATTTCTGTGCCTGAATTATCAGTTACAAATGTGGTATCTGAAATTGTTTCTTCATTCAAATGTGTTTCAATTTCTATACCGCCACGTTTCAACAATGCAATCATGTGTGGCATATCATGAATCGTTGGACGCCACCCTTGACTTTGAGCTATTCTTCTTTGAGCTTCTCTGTTGCCCTTCAGTGCCGCTGTCTTGTACTTGTGTATTGCTTTCATCTTCTATCTCCTTGGGTTTTAACATATATGCTTCACACATACCATATTTTTGAATCCAAAATTTAATATTTGCTTGTAAATGGTCATCACCGTATCCAAACACAGTTCTATCCACATAACTCTTTTCGCCAGGTTTGTTACGTGGATCTGTGTAGAACACAAATCTCATGTTACAGCCTTTTAGATCAGGACGTGGTGTAAAGTATGGGGGTACTGCTCCTGGTGTGCCATCTTCATTTACTCTTGGATACATCGAATACTCTCCCTTCTGGTAAATGATTCACATAATCATTTGTGATCTTAGGCATGTTTTGAATCATGTTATATGATGCATCTATGTTTGCTTTGTTTTTCAGTGCTTGTATCCACACACGATATTCTTTACTGTCGCTGAGTATGTGTTGAGCACGTTCCATTTCTGGTATGTCATTCCATGCAGTCAATGCATCGTGTGTTTGATCAAACGTGGTATATTTTAAGATATCACTCATCATCTGACTCCTTGTGGTTAACATTCTTTCTATCACCGCCAAATATTCTATCCCAGTTGTCTTTGTATTCTTGTGAATATGTTCCTGGTCTTGGTGCAGAACCTTTGCCACCATTGTTTGTGTAATGATGTGCAGGTTTTGCAATGCCTTCTTTGATGTCTCTGGCTTGTTTGAGTGCAGGATTGTTGTTGATGATTTTCT